ATGGTGCAGGAAAAAGCACTGTACTAGATGCTTTAACTTTTAGTTTATTTAATAAACCATTTAGAAAAATTAGTAAAGCTCAACTTATTAATACAGTAAATGAAAAAGATTGTAGAGTGGAAGTAGAGTTTTCTATTGCAGAAACTCAATGGAAAGTAGTGAGAGGTATTAAACCATCTATATTTGAGATTCATAGAAATGATGTATGTATGGATCAGTTTGCATCTGCTAATGATCAACAAAAGTGGTTAGAACAAAATGTAATAAAAATGAATTACAAATCTTTTACTCAGATTGTAATACTAGGTAGCAGTAGTTTTGTTCCTTTCATGCAACTAAGTGCTACAAATAGAAGAGAGGTGATAGAGGATCTTTTGGATATTAAAATATTTTCCTCTATGAATAACTTGCTCAAAGATAAAATACGTACAATCAAAGATGAGATTAAAACATTAGATCTTAAGAAAGAATCTTTGAATGATAAAGTGAATATGCAAACTGAATTTATGGATGAGTTGGAGCAAAGAGGTAAGACTAGAATAGAGGATAAGAAAAAGAAAAGCAGAGAGTTGGGAGATGAAGTATGTGTATTAATGTTAAAGAATGAACACTCTAATGATCAAGTATATGGACTTACTAAAGAGCAAGAGAAGGTAACAGGTGCTACAGAAAAATTACGTAAATTAGGAACTATAAAAGGAACTCTTTCTAATAAAGTAACAACTATTACAAAGAAGACTAAGTTTTTTGAAGAGAATACTGTTTGCCCTACCTGTAAGCAAGACATAGAAGAAGAGTTTAGGTTAAATAACATTAGTGATGCTCAAGATAAGATAAAGGAGTTGCAATCTGGTTATCAGGAACTGGAGGAGGCAATTAAAAAAGAGGAGGAGCGAGAGCATCACTTCACAAAACTATCCAAGGAGATTACTTCACTCACGCATGGCATTTCTAAAAACAATACTCATATCTCTGGGTGTCAAAGACAAATCAGAGATTTGGAATCAGAAATTCAGGAACTTACCAAACAACTTGCAAATAGAAATACTGAGCATGAGAAGTTAGAATCATTTAAAGAAAGTTTAGAAGATACTTATAATAAACTATCTATTCAAAAAGACACTATAAGTTATCATGATTTTTCATATAACTTGCTTAAGGATGGTGGTGTTAAGTCTAAAATAATTAAGAAGTATCTTCCTCTAATTAATCAGCAGGTTAATAGATATCTGCAGATGATGGATTTCTATATCAATTTTACATTGGATGAGGAGTTCAATGAAACTGTTCAGTCTCCCATCCATGATAACTTTTCCTATGCTTCTTTCTCTGAAGGAGAGAAGATGAGAATTGATCTTGCCTTATTGTTTACATGGAGAGAGGTGGCAAGATATAAAAATTCTGTAAATACAAATCTTTTAATTATGGATGAAGTATTTGATAGTTCACTTGATGGCATAGGAACAGAAGAATTTCTTAAGATTATTCGTTTTGTGATAAAAGATGCTAACATATTTGTGATATCACACAAAACAGGTATGGACGATAGGTTTGGTAATGTGCTAAGATTTGAAAAGATAAAAGGGTTTAGTAGGTTAGCATCATGAATGAAGGACAATTACAAGAACTAAGAGATTTAAAAAATAGGGTAAATAGATTGCAGTATGATTTTGACAAATTGAAAAATGCCATACTATTGCATCCAGAAATTGGAGATAGAATTCAAAAAAATATTTGGTCATGAAAGTATTAATCACTGGACATAAAGGATTCATAGGAGGTTATCTATGGAATCATATCAAAAACTCTGGAGTAGATGTTGATCTACATGGCATAGATTTTCCTGATGACATAGGAAATTTCAATACAGCTGAGATCTATGATGTGGTGATACACCTAGCAGCGTTTGCAAACCTTAGAGGAAGTTTTTTAAATCCTGATAAATTTTGGGAGAACAATGTAGTTAAGTCACAACCAATCTTTGATTACTGTAAAGAATGTGATGTTAGATTATTATATGCTAGTTCTGCTGGTGCTCATGGATGGTGGCAGAATCCTTATGCTATCACTAAGAAAGTAAATGAAATACAAGCACCACGCAACAGTGTTGGTATGAGATTTTTCAATGTGTGGGCAGAGGAGGGAAGTAGATCTGATATGCTTTATAGAATGTTACAGGAAGATACTGCTAGGTACATCACTAAACATAAGAGAGACTATATTCATGTTCATGATATATGCACAGCAATTCTAACTCTAATACCTAGTTCCTTTACAGGTCATTTGGATATAGGATATGGTGAATCCATTCCTGTTATGGATATAGCAAAAGCAATGGGTAAGGATTTGCCTGTTAAGGAGGACACACCAGGTGAACCAGACAGTTTGTGTGCTGACATATCTGAGTTGACTGAGATGGGATGGTATCCTACAATAAATATTGTGGATCATCTCAAGAGTTATGGTAACTCCTAATTGGCAGCATCATTCTAAGAAAGAAAAGAAGAGAACACTGAAACCACAGGCATTGCGTCAAGCAAGGAAAAGGCGTGGACAGTTGATAAAGCGTCTACTCACCCACCCAAAAGGTGGGTTTTTTAGTATGATAGGTACATCACAAGAAAAGTTACATGGCAGTTCAGCAAGAAATCAAGTCACAATTAGCAAAACTGCTTGCCACTGAGGATTTAGTAGTAGAGCATAAGGATGTGCCAACAGCACAGTTCAATGTACATACAAGAGAGTTGCTTCTTCCTATGTGGGAAAAAGCAAGTAGTCATGTGTATGATATGTTGGTTGGTCATGAGGTAGGACATGCATTGTTTACACCTGATGAAGAGATGGGTGTGGAAGTTCCTGCTACATTTTTGAATGTGGTTGAAGATGTAAGAATAGAAAAGTTAATGAAGAGAAAGTATCTTGGTATTGCTAAGACTTTCTATAGAGGGTATCATGAATTACATGACAAAGATTTTTTTGAGGTAAAGGA